AATACTTAGCAGTGTGGGACAGGCTCCTGTCACCACCCTCAACCTGCAGAACCCTGAAGTCTCCATTGCACTTAACACAATCCGTGAAGTCAGTAAACAAGTGCAACTTGAAGGCTGGACTTTTAATACTGAACGCGGTTATGAATTAAGCCGTGATGCTGTTACCAATAAGATCAGTTATCCAGCAACTATGTTGGCAATTGATTCTAACTACGAAAAACACCAAGACAAGTACAACCTTGTAAGGCGTAATGGATTTGTCTACTGCTTGTATCACCACACAAATATCTTTGAAGAGAATCTTGTTGTAGATGTTATGTGGAATTTTGACTTCCCTGATCTACCCCCTTCAGCCCAGGCATACATCACCGCTAAAGCTGCACGTATGTGTGCAACAAAAATGGTTGGTGACGCACAACTAAATCAACTACTTGCTGAGCAGGAAGCCACCACAAGAGCTGCTCTTATTGAAAACGAATGTCAACAAGGTGACTACTCAATGTTCGGTCACCCTGACGGACAGAACTATTACACCAGCTATCAACCATATCGAGCACTCTTTAGGCAATGAGCACACTCTCCCAGTCGATTCCAAATTTCTTATCAGGTATATCTCAACAACCGGACAGCCGTAAAAGACCTGGCCAGGTAAGGGATGCTCTCAATGCATTCCCAGACTTTGCTTTGGGTATGCTTAAGCGACCTGGGGGTAAGTTTGTTTCTAAGCTCCATGGTGCTAGTGCATCTGGTAAATGGTTTGAGATTCTTAGAGATGCAGATGAGAAATACATAGCACAATTTGACAACAATCTATTCCGTGTATGGGACTTGACTACTGGTGACACCAAGATGGTTGACATGGGTAGTAACGCAGGTGTTCCCGGTACATGTAATAACACAACGGTAAAGACCAAATCCGATGCACTTAAAACTGCAAAAGATGATGTTGCTACTAAGCTAGGTCTACTGCAAGCAGCCGGAGCTACTTTGGCTCAAGCTATTGCTGCTCAATATAAGACAGAAGANGAGTTCTTTGAGACTCAATATACATACAAGAATGAAGTAGAAGAAACACTCAAGTCAGGTGTTCTTGAAAATGCTGATGGTGTTTTTCTGGTAAAAGAGAATGGCACAGTTGTCAGTAACACGACATCAATGCCTGCTAATTACATCCTAGGTAATGACAGAACAGATGAAAACCTGCTNTTAGCAAGTAAGGGTTACAAGGTGTACACGCTGTATAAGGAAACTGCAGCCACTAACACACCTGCTTTAGCTGGTTCCACTACTGCTTACAACACAGCAAAGACTAACTACGACACTGCTGTCACTGCCTACAACACCGCTGAAGGTGAGTACGACACAGCTGTTGGTAACTGTGCTATCTCGTCTCCTGCTGGCTATCTCAACGGCGCTACAGCTGATGACATTGAACTACTGACTCTCAACGACACTACGTTTGTTTTAAATAAAAAGAAGACTGTTCAACTTAAAACAGATCTAACACATGCTACTGGTCTCGATGCTAACAGGGCTCACGTTCTAATCAATGTTGTAGCTAACAACACTGCTTATACAGTGACTATCAATGGCACAGATGAGTCATTTACATCACCTAGTTCAGGTGCAACTGCTTCTGCAATTGCCACTGGTCTAGCTACTGAAATCACTGCTGTATCAGGTATCACTGCTACTGCTGTTGGTTCTGGTGTCTACATCACTGGTACCTCAGCATTCACTATCTCTGTTGCGTCTGCTACTAGCACCTTAGCTATGTCTGTCATTACAGACGCTACTGGTGATGCCACACAACTACCTCTCGAAACAAAGGATGGGTATGTAGTGAAGGTTGTGAACTCTGTTGATATTGATATCGATGATATGTATCTGAAGTTTGAAACCGATGGTGGTGAAAACTTCGGACGTGGACAATGGTATGAGGATACAGAGCCTGACATTAAATATAAATTTGATGAGCAGACAATGCCTCACCGTTTGATAAGTCAAGCAAATGGTACGTTTACATTTGAATCAATCAGTTGGGATGATCGGATTGTAGGTGATAACAACACTAATCCTATTCCTAGCTTTGTTGGCTTCCCAATTGACCACCTCTTCTTCTACAGAAACAGACTAGGCTTTCTGTCTGGACAGAATGTTGTTCTCTCTAAAGCGGGAGATCTCTTTGACTTCTGGAATACAACTGCTCAAACTGCTACAGATGATGATCCTATTGATATCTCAGTGGCTGGTAAGAAACCAGTGTTCTTACATTATGTTCAGCCTACCAGTGTTGGACTTGTTCTTTACTCGGCTAATGAACAGTTCTTGTTGACTACTGATTCTGACATTCTTTCACCTAAATCAGCAAAGATAAATACCCTTAGTGCTTATGAGTGTGATCCAAATGTTCCTGCTCAATCGCTAGGTATCTCTCAAGCATTCATCAGTAAGACACCCCTGTATACCCGTCTGTTTGAACTGAATGGTATCTCAGCGGATAACCCACCACTGATGTCTGACATTACTAACTATGTTCCTGAGCTAATCCCTCAAAGCGTCAACAGTATGAAGGCATCACCAGCTTTGTCACTGGTTACCTTGGGTGAGATTGGTAAATCAGATCTCTATCAATACCGGTTCCTCAATCAATCACGTGATCAACGACTTGTTAATTCATGGTATCGGTGGGAGCTATCAGGCACCTTGCTTGAACAGTTCTTTGATTCAAGTACCTTGTATGCCGTAGTTAAGAATGGCACTGATGTATATGTCCAGTCATTTGATGTAACCCAATCTAACGAGCAAGGTTTTCTTACCCTGCCTACTGGAGAAAAGACTGATGTATGCCTAGATTTATTCAGTGTCAACCCGCTGCGTACATACGATTCAGGTACAGATAAGACACGGATCTTCCTCCCATTCGATAACGTCAGTGGTAGGACATTTACTGTTGTAGCTCTTGGTAACTACATCGGTGGTTCGACTGCTTTGTCAACTGCCTCTACTGGTGCTGTCTTGTTTCCCACTGTAGGTGGGTCAGCTGGTAGTCAACACGCTGACATTGATGGTGACTTCAGAGGTAAAAACCTAATCATTGGTTGCTTGTACAACATGACTCTGGATCTGCCGAAGCTGTATAAGTACAACATAACTAATGACAACGTAGTTAACGATGATGTATCAAGTTTAATCGTTCATCGACTAAAAGTTAAGACAGGTCTAAGTGGACCTGTTGATTATAAAGTAAGCATTACCGGTATCAGTGATTTCACTAATACAGTGACCGTCACTATGCCACAACAATACAATCTCAACAACGTAAACATGCAAGCAAGCTCTACTCACGTTGTTCCTATCTTCCAACGCAACGAGAACCTTGCTGTACAGATCATTGGCAACACTCCGTTTCCTGTATCTCTACTTGGTTTGGATTGGGAAGGCAAGCTGAACCAACGTTTTTATAGGAGGGGATAAATGGCATTTTTCTTAGGACAAGCCCTTATTGCTGGTAGCTCAGCCGCTCTCGGTCTCGGCATGAAGGCGTACGAGAACGATAAAGCATTCCAACAAGCAAAAGAACGTCAACTTGCTGATAGACAAGCTAGAGACCTACAACGTTTTCAATACAACCAAGGTGTTGAACTCCGCAATAAGCAGAGTCTCCAAATCTATGACTATCGCAAGGGTGTTCATGAGCGCAATGTAAGCTTCATTCAAGAAGCATATAACCGCGCCGATACTGGCGCTCAAATTGACCGCAATAGGCTTTTAACTCAAAAAGCTTTTGAACGTGAGGGTAGGCAGATTGAATTACTAGAAGCTATGGGAGCCAATGCTGCTGCCATGGAAGGTGATAACAGATCTGCAAGGTTGTTCAACATGAAGCGCACACTTGGTACCTACGGACGGACCGAAGTACAAGACAAACTTGGTGTTGATGATATTAATTCAGATACACGAAGAAAGCGTGAAGCACTTAACCGTCAGGCGGCGAACGACATTCAACGTTCTTATGACACTGTTGCTATACCTCCCTTCTTAGAGAGCACATTACCCCCAACTACTCCACGCATTGACGGACCACAACCACCTGGTTTCCTATCGAATGCCTTGATGATTGGTCAAGGTCTTATTGGTGGTTACCAAACGTATAAATCTATTACTCCAAGTTAATGGCAGAGATTCAACGGAGGAATCTCTATCAAGCTCAGTCAACAGGCCAAGGCTATGACCCACAAAGAGCTGGTGATTCCTCTGCACTTCTACGGGAGAATTTTCGTGTACAAAACCAAGAGCAAAGGGCTTTTCAAAATGCAGAAAGCCAAGCTCAAAAACTTGATCGTTTGCAGCTTGACTTTGACCAACTAGCTGAAAATAATGACATAC